TTAGGATTCTCGCAAACGAACTGCCGAAGCAGCCTTTCGTTTTCTGTCTTCTTCCAGCGCTGCATAATGTTTCCTGGTTGTATTTACATCATTATGGCCTAATACTTCAGCAACCAGATAAATATCGCCCGTTTCACGGTATAAATTGGTACCATATGTACTTCTAAGCTTATGAGGCGTAATATGCTTTAATGTTGTAACATGTTTCGCACAATCAGAAACTAAATTTTCGATTGACTGTACACAGATACGTCTTTTTTGAATGGATAAAAACAAAGCATGTTCATGACCTTCTTTTGTTGTAATCGTCATTCGTTCTGCATAGTAATCGTATAAAGCTTCGGCAACTTCATCTCCAAAGTATACAAAATCTTCCTTGCCACCTTTACGCACGATTTTAATCCGATTATTGTCAAAATCAACGTCCTCAATGTCCAATCCAACACATTCGGATACACGGATTCCTGTGCCGAGCAGAAGAGTAAACAATGCGAGATTTCTTATTTTATTTCTTTCAAAATAAACTTTTTTCATCCCTGTCATTTCATCGCCACCGTGTTCTACATAATCTAGAAGATTGGCAACTTCATCCGGGTCTAAGCGAATAATTTCACGTTTATGCAGCTTAGGCATATCGACAATTAATGTGGGATTATTATGAATATACTCGCGTTTATAATAATAAGCATAAAAACTTCGTAATGCCGCTAATTTACGATGAATTCCTCGTTCTTTGTTGGTATGAATTACACCGTCTGCATCTTTGTAATATTTTAAATATTCTAAATATTCTTCAATGTCAACGGGCTGCAATTGTTCTAAGTCCTCTAAACGAATGTCTTTAATTGAATCTTTTTTAGCAAACACCGGATTGTTTATCTGCAAAAACTGAAAAAACAAACGAATATCATATACATAAGATATTCTGGTTTTAGCAGATGTATTTGGCTCAATGGCACGAAAAAAATCCTTTGTAAAATCCGGCAGTGTCTGTAAGACGCTACGCAGTTTTAATGTATTTTCACGGCTTGTCTGCTCATGATAAGTAATTTTCTTATCCATAAACTTAAACCTCCTAAATCCAATATATAAGTAATTCCAATAAAATTATAGCAAATAGGTATTTTCCCGTCAAGTCTTTTTGAAAAACTAGAGTTTGTCCAAGAGAGTTGAAAAGTAAAATGACACTTCTTTTTCAAAAGTGTCAAGTGCGATTTTATTATTGTTTCTTTATTTTAGGCTTTTTGTATGTTTCATTCCCATCCTCATCGTACCAAAATATTGACTTTCTACCATTCTTTTTTACAATTTTCCATGCTTCAGGTGAATATTTGTTTTTTATATGAAAATGCCGGAAAATAATCAATAATATAATTATCAGTATTATTGATACAATTATTGTTTCTACTGGATGAGCAATTGCTAAATTTATTAACCAGTCAAAATCCGTTTTCTTTTTCAAATCTGTATTTTCCCTTTCTCATTTTCATATTTTTTAACTTCTTGTATAATCAAATATTCTAATTGTTTTGATACTGTTCTACAGTTGTTTTTGGCAATTATTGAGAACTTTTTAGCAAGTTCTGGTTCGATATAAGCTCCCACTTTAGGCTTTTTTGTAGGCATTATATTATTCCTCCCTTTTTTATCCTTGACAAAGGTGGTCTACTTTGGTATACTTCCATATAGGTAGTCCACCATAGGCTACTTATATCGCAACTTGACATTTATTTATTATAACAAGAAAGAGAGGAATTATCAAATGAAAGTAAACGCTAGAATGAAATATCTTGGTGCTGATAAAGGCACTAGTAAGGATGGTAAACCGTATTTTTATGTTGGACTGCTGCAGGGGTTTGACTCGGAACGTGTTTATGTAAACGAAGAAATGTACAATGCAACTAAAGGATTTAATCCTTTTGCAGATGTGGACTGTGAATTAAACATTTCAATTGGGCAAAGAACATTTGTCAACTTGGAGAAAATCAGTTTGTGCAAATAAAAAAGGAGTGATTGACTGTGCATGAATCTAACGAACAACTTTTTATGACTTCGGTTGGAACTATTGAATTGACGCAAGAAGAAAAAGCAACGGTTGACTGGTTGTGTGGCTGGTCTCCTGACACGATAAAAAACCTTGTATCAATTATTGAAAAGGTAAAGGCTGGTAAATAATATGAAGAAATTTGGATATTGGCTTTGGTATGTAGTGCTTAGTAATAAAGTTAAGTGCGGTGGATTTTGTCCAACGTGTCCATATTGGAAACATTGCCGGGAAGAAAGTGAGGAAGAAAGAAATGGATAATTTGGAATATTGGCAACTTGCCGTCAATATAGCATTTTCCGCTTTTCTCCTCTTGGGATTCGGGATAGGTTGCATAGTTGGTCATTATGTTATTTATCGGATAAGGGGGTAGATTATGGAATTGCTAAACCCTGATTTGGTAAAAAATCTATTAGAATATGGTGCTATGGCTCTTGTATTTGGGTTTATAACTATAGTGCCTATTGAACTGATTATTTATGGTGTTATGAAAGCAATATCATGGTTTAGATTGTAAATTGCTTTACATAAAATAAAAAAATAGGAGGTAGAACAATGAGTGAAACAATGTCAACAGCGGTAGATACCGCATTTAAGGCTATTAAGTCGGATGTTACAAGCATGATGTCAACTGCATTGCCGGTCGCATTGGCAATCGTTGGAATTGGTCTTGCGGTTGCGCTTGGCGTAAAATTCTTTAAGAAAATTTCTTCCAAGGCGTAATCAATTTTGCCTTTGGCAAGCATCCCCGACTGTCAAGAAAAATCGTGTATTTCTATTTTTCTTGACAGTTATTTTTTACTCAAATAATGGGATTAGGCAAAAAGGAATACAAAGTATTTCCTTTTTGCCTTGACTATAAAAAGAAAGTTAGGAGTGATTAAGTGAAATGGTTTGTTTTTAGACTAATTAAGTTATTAAGGCGTTTTTGTGTGCGTTCATGGCGTAGGATTGTATCGTTGGCGTTTGTGTCTGCTCTTCTGCTCTCCTGCGTGTCTGTAGGTGTTGCGAACGTTCAAAAAGCAAAGGCAATTGCGGTTGCTGATGATTATGCTATGCTTGCAGAGGGATTGAAAATTATAATATCGTTTGCGTGTTCTGCAGCGGGGGCGTCGAACTCTGATATTGTAACTACGACTTCTGCAGAGGGAATTACGGATTATAAAGGGGCAAAACAATATGTGCATGATTCGTTTTCAGGAAATGCAAATTTTAGTAAAATTTTTAGTTTTAATCCTAAAGCAATGTTAAAAATTGAGTCGGCTATGGCGAAATCTGCTATTGCAGGCGGTCGCATATTAGGAAAAACTTTATTGACCAAAATTTGGTCACAGTATACGCCTAATCTTCCGGGCGTAGATGGAACATCGGCGAAAAAAATCGAAATAATATCAAATTGCTTAAAAATAGTTGGCGGTACTGATTTTAATAATGATGATGATGATAATGATGATGAAGAAGATGATGAAGATAATACATCTGAATATAATTCAGATGGAGAAGTTGTGGATATTTCAACTGGTCAAAAAATGGTTTTAGACCCTAAAGTAGCAGGATTAGCGCCCTCTCTTGCTACTTTTAAAGCAGTTTATACTCTTTGTAAATATTTAAATAAAGACGATAGTGAAAAAAGATTTGAGGATTCTTCTGATACAGCAGACCCACCTAATTATAGTCGTGAATGGTGGGCAAGCTCTACGTTAGGGTCGGCTGATAGTTATATATCACCTTTCTTACATTTGCAATCATTGAATAATAATTTATTTGATTACCAAGAAATATTTTATGATAAAAATCAGTATTTGGGGTTTGAAGAATCTAGACATGATTTTTATATAGGGTTTACACCTAACTTTTTAGATCAATCCAATAATGATAAATTCTATCCTGTTGTATATTTTGATAATGGTTCGCCAGTATTTAAGATAATAACAACATGCAAATGGATTTCTGGTGATGTGGTTACGGCTGGTACTTTTTTAGGAGCTAATTTTGACTTTATCGGTGGTAATGTTGAGGGTGACGGTACTTTTGGTAAAGCAACATATAACTTTTCTATAGATGATATTACTTTTAATAGTAATTATATGAAAGCAGTGAATTATACACATATCAATGATTGTTTGGGGCATATCGAAACTCTTATTCCCGGTATATTTGTTCAATGTCCTTATCTGCTTAACTGCGGAACTTTAGAAAATGCTGAAAAATTAAAATCAATAATTGAATCGGGAGTGTATACTGCTGATGATATTGAAAAATGTTTAGTTGATTCATGGAAAGGTGATGTAAAAAAAACGCATAAAGCAATTGAAGATGATGGTGATACATCACAAAAAAACATTGATTCATCTAAAGGTGATAAATATAAAACAAAAGGTACAAAAAAAGATAAAGATGGAAAAAAACAAACAGACCAACAAGGTATTACATGGAAATCGTTTACAGATGGTATGTCCTCTTCTACTGGACAATCGGGAACGTATACGGGTGTATCGTCTTTGATTGGAGATGAGGTCAAAACGGATTTTCCTTTGGAATTTCCTGAGGCACCTAAATCATCAGAAATTGAACAGCCTAATCCCGGAACTGAAACAAACCCCGGTGGCAATCCAAACCCTAATCCCGGAACTGAAACGAATCCCGACACAAATCCGGGTACTGAACCGGGAAAAAATCCTGATGTAAGTGCTGCACCTGATTCAAGTCCTGCACCGGGTACGAATCCAGGTTCTGAAGAAAATCCTGATACTGGAACAAATCCGGGTACTGGCTCAAATCCTGATACCGGAACAAATCCGGGTACTGGTTCAAATCCTGATACCGGAACAAATCCGGGTACTGATTCGGATGAAGATAAAAAGGATGAAAAACTAGAAGATATTAAGCCAGATGATGTTGAAACACCTACTTTATTGAAGAAATTTCCTTTTTGTATACCATGGGATGTTGTGGATTTGGTTTCTTCTGTTTCTGCAGAAAAAAAAGCACCAAAATGGGAACTTCCTTTTAAGATGGGAAATAAAACATTTGGCTATAAGGTCGATGAGAAAGTTATTATTGATTTATCAAAATATGAGACGTTGGCGGTTATTTGTAGGTGGTTTTTTAGAATCATGTTTATATTGAGTTTAGTTATTATAACTCGTTATTTGATTAAAGGATAAGGGGGAATTGTTTTTATGTGGGTAACAATATTTAATAGCATAAAAAATTTTTTAATAAATACAATTAATGTTTTTCTTGCTGTTTTGCCGGATTGTCCTTTTGAGAAATATATATCTGCTACGGTAAATAATGAAACTTTACAATATGTTAATTGGTTTATACCTATTGATGATTTTATTGTCATTGGTCAGGCGTGGCTTGTTGCTATTGGTATCTTCTACTTGTATCAAGTTGTGTTGCGTTGGCTTAAGGTTATAGGCAGTTAGGAGGATGAAAAAATGATACATTTATACAGTGGTACACCGGGTAGCGGAAAATCGTTTCACGCTACTGAAAAAATATTTTATAGATTACGAATGAGAAAAAATGTAATATGCAACTATCCTATTTCGTTAGAGAATTGCAGTTATTCTTTTTTTGGATTTTGGTTGAAAAAAATCTTTCCAAAATACAAGCCACACAAGAAAAAACTAGGTAAATTTGATTATGTGCCTAATCATGAAATGACCGTCCAATATCTGAAAGACTACGCAAGAAAGAATCATAAAGGGCATAGGGAGCATGAGACGCTTGTTGTAATTGACGAATGTGGAATTAAATTTAATCCTAGAACTTTCGCACAAGCTGACCGTATGGAATGGATTGAGTTCTTTTCATTGCATAGGCATTATGGTTATGACTTTATCCTTGTGTCACAGTCTGACAGAATGGTTGATAGACAGATACGGTCATTTTTCGAGTATAACCATCAACATAGAAATGTAGGAAATTTTAAATTATTCGGAAAGATATTGGCGTTGCTTTGTGGCGGTTCTCTTTTCACAGATGTAACTGTTTTTTATTCGATACGTGAAAAAGTGAATTCTGACTTTTTCAAATACAAAAGGCGGATAGCTTCATTGTATGATACTTTTTTGTTATATGATGATACCCCGGGAGACGTGGACGAACACCCGGAACAGCATGAGGACGTACCGTGCCGGAATGGGGATACCGTAGCGGAGCAAGGTGGGGACCCATCCGCCACGGATACGCCCGTTAATCCTACATCGGATGTTGCCCCATAGTCTAATAGGGGGCAACATATGTACATTTGTACAATATTTAATAAATAATTTATAATTTAGGGGATGTGAATATGGTAAATTATTTTAATTCAATTTATATCGAACCGTCAATATATTCGATTGATATGATTCGATTAAAGTTAGATTTTTCAGGTTCAGAACGTATAACGAATTTTGGAAATTTTATGAGCCGGGTGGATTTATTGTATATCGAACAATATCCGCAGTCTTTCAAGGCTTTTTCTTATCGGAATTTATTCAAGGTTACATGTTCAAATGATAGTTCTTTTGTGATTGGATTATCATTTAATGGAACAGATTCATCAAGCCGTTATCTTGGTTTTATGGAATTTAACCCTAACAAAGTTGGTCAACAAGAGGAATTTAAAGCCGTATTTGCTGAATTGATGATACATTGCTTTACTGCTGAGGTTGTGCGATGGGATTTAGCCGTTGATGTGCCACTAGCAAGGGATTTGTGTATTTTAACAAAGGATAAGCGCAAGTATACCCTTGTTCAAAACTCAAGGCAAGATAAAACGGAATATCTTGGTTGTCATAACAAACAAGGTTTTGTCAAATTGTATAATAAAAAAATTGAGTCAAATTTAGATGATGAACTGACACGATTAGAAATCACTGTTTCGGGAAAATGTACATATTCGGAATTTTTGGAATTATGCCCTAAAATTGACGTTAGAGGTGAACAACAAAATTTCAATCCATATTTAGATTTGCCTGATACAGATGTAGTATTGTATGAATTGCTTATGAAGTGTGATTTGTCGGAACGTCAAGAGTATTTTAACCGATTAGGCAGACGAAAAAAGGATTTACTGAAAAAATATGTTTTTTCAAATACATATGATTCGGATAAATTTGTAGTTCCTCATGTGGTTTTTGTTCAATTAAAACAACAATTGCGCCAATATACTATTGGTGTAGATTATTCAATACTTGACAATGTTTAG